CCAACTTCAATCACCCATTGTACAATGTTCTCTCGCCTTGTGAGGAGATTCAAATTACCTTTTTCACTTGTCACATAATGTCTTATGCCCGTAGCGTCAAAATCAAGGCTTAAAGCGTCCAAAATAGCATCAAACGCTGTAGTTTTCGGCTTAGTAAGTTCTGGGATTCTATAACTGCACTCTGCAACCTCTCCTATAGGTAATCCAAACCGGGTGCAGCAGTCTCTGAACACATCGCTTGCTGTCTTATTCTTATAAGTAAATGTATCCTTATTATTCGCAAGATAAATCCCATTATCATAGGCTGTAAATGTTAGTTTTTTTTGATTATTCTGTGTCTGCATCATGATAATTCCCCTAAAAAGCTCTTTCCCGTTGTAACAAAATAGGCATTGATGTCCCTGTTCTACGTCAATCTCGCTCCGGGTGTGTTTGTCCCCGTCATCTATGAGCGTCACATTGAGCGTCCGGGAGGCGGAGCCTTTTCTACCTCTCCACTTAATCTGTTCAACAAGCTGGGTAACGTCGTAGCCTTGTTCGCCTTTGATTATCATTAGGCTTATTCCGTCTGCCATATCTTTGCCTCCTTATGGTATAGTTAAAACCTGTCCAGGATATATCAAATTCGGATTTCCCCCTATCACACTTTTATTTGCGTTATAGATCTCCGTATATTTACTTCCATTTCCGTAGAATTTTTTTGCAATATTCCAAAGACAATCGCCGCTTACAATAGTATAAGTCTTTGGTTGTATGGTATTGTCTATTCGTGTCTCTCCCTTTTCAATTGTAGCCAGTCCGTTTATCATATCCATATTGACTTGTCGAATAGTAATTTTGCGATATTCTTTAAGCATTATATTATATTGATATGTACCAGGGTCACCTCCCTCTTCGCTATAAGAAAAGTCCTCAATCGTACAGTAAAGATCTATACCACAAGCCGTCACTATAAAATGTACTGGTTTCTTCCCAGCTTTCCACGAATTAATTTTCTGTATCAGTGAAAGAGGCTTCGTTATTCTACTGACCTGCAGGCCGGGAAACTTCGTCACTGGGAAAAAGCTTGAAAAGCTAAATTGCAACGCTGGGCGACTCTGCATAATAACAATTTCACCCAACCCAACAATATTCACACTGTCATTCTTGCTACCATTCTTTGTCTTAAAGCTCTCTGGGAGGACGGGGAACTGTATTTTCTCTTTTTCTGCGTTGTATGTCAACCACATTTGATATTTAATACTCATAGGAATACTCTCCCTCCTCATAGATTTCGCTCTGTATAATGTTCATCAGCATAGGTCGTAAGTGTTCATAAAGGATTTCAAGAATTGTTTCTTTATTCGCCGTTCCTCCGCCTTGTACCTCGATTGCACCGCTACCCGCGATCTCAAGTAATATGCGCCTTACCTGCTCCGTCGCTCCTCCGCCTCCGGTTTCTCTTGTGCTGCTATCCGCGAATATTTGTAACGGCTGCCGTTTATCGTTTAAGGCAGATATAAGTCTGTCTGTTTCCTCTGTCGGGAATACAGTGCTGCCCTGCTCCCCGACAATCAACTCTGGTCCGTTTTCCCCCGCAATAAAATAATCCGTGCTGTTCGTTGTGCCATTTGCGTATGCCGCTGCCGGACGTGCCACTAGCTCCGGCCCGTTCTCCCCGGCAAGAAACATGCTTTCCGCATTTGTTGTACCATTTGCGTGACCTGGTACACTGCTACTGGAATTGACCTTTACATTGACAGTGGTATTTGCACTTGCCAGTGCCGCTGTAACCGCATTTGACACCTCCTCCGCTGCAGCTACCGCACTGTCTTTTCCGGCTCGGATTTGATTGACGTAAGACGTGATCGTAGAGGTTGCGGAAGACGCTGCCTCCTCACTCAAATCCATGCCCTGTACCATCGCCTGCATTTCCTTCTCAAGTTCATCCATCTGCGTAGTAAAGTCTGTGACAAAATCCGCCGTAGTCGCCGCCGCTGCTTCCTGTTGCGCCGACACCTTTGCCACTGTATTGGAAAGGGCTTCTATCGTTGCTGCGTCTCCGTTTTGAATCGCCTCCGCCATACTGTTCGCAAGCCCGGCGGCCTCCTCGCTGCCGTCCTGCGCATAGGCCAAAAGGGCGGCATAGTTTTCCCTTGCCTCTCCCGTAAGACTCTCCCCATACTCCGTAAGCGTTTGAAGGTTCGCGTTATAATTCTCCCAATAGGCAAGCTGGCTTTCGAGGGCTTTCTGTGCATTCTCAATAGTGGCGTTCGTATACTCCTCGGATTTCATGCTTGCCTCGTCAAATAATCCAAACTGCCCCGAAAAGCTCTCAAGAGCTGCCTCATAAACTTCATTATAGACAGTGCAAAGCTTCTCTATCTCCTCCCGGACGCTCTCATAAGCCGTGGACACTGCCTCCTGCCATGATATGGTTTCCTCTGCTGCCGCCTCTGCCTCAGCAAGATTCTCCCAGTTCTGTTTGATCTGTGCGATTATGGCCTCATTCTCTGCCTGTGCTACGTTCAGCTCCTCTAATGCGCTTGTATATTCGTCAAGGTCAGTCGTCCAGTCCGCCCACAGGCTGTCCTCGGTATACCAGCCATTCGTCCACTGCTTCTTCTGCTCGTTATAATACATTCCACGAGCTTCCCGTTCCGCATTGAGGTTCGCCTCTGCTTTCGCTATCTCGTCCTCAAGCTTCGCCTGTTTCTGCAATGCCTCTATATAGGTGTCCTGCGCCTGCTGCTGTCTCTGTTCCTCTGCCATCTGCTCGCAGGCCCTTTTCATGGCCTCTACATAGCCGTCTGTACTTAACGTCGCCCCGTCCATCTGTGCTGCCAAATCTGGGTAGCTCTCCGTCAGTTTCTTCGTAATAGCCTCAAGCTCTTTTTCCTGCGCCCCGGCAAACTCTGCCTGTGCAGACAAATCCTCATATTTCTGAATAAGAGCAAGAGAGTCGGTCTCCGTGCTTTTTATGGACGCCATACCGTCGTTGAAGTCGCTCGTTACCTGCCGGACACTTTCGCAGAGTGCGTCCACCTCTACGGTAAACTCCTCTACGGTCTGTCTGTTTTTCTCAAACACCACCGATAAATCGTCCACCTGGTACTTGAGCCTTGAAGCCTCCTCGGAAGTTTCCCCATACCTCTCACAGGCCTCCTCATATTCCGCATTGAGGTCTTGCAGCTCATAATACTGCGCCCTCGTCGTAGCCGTCATACCTGCTGTTTCGTCTGACGTGTCGGAGAGCATAGCCACAAGAGCTGTGCCTGCCGCTACAAGGGCGGTTATCCCTATGGCAATCCAGCCGATTGGGCCGAGTGCGGCATTGAGTGCCGTGCCAAATGCTGTGATCGCCGGAATCGCTACTGTGGTCGCCGTCGTAACTGCAATCATACTCGCTGCGGCTACTCCAAGCCCAATAGCAGTAGCCGAAATCAGTTTCGTAACAATCGGGTGTTCCTGCGTAAACTGTGTCATTCCATTGAGAATGTTGGTTCCCAGTCCGTACAGCCTTTCCACAAGAGGGTTAATGTTCTGTCCTATGGATATTTTCAGATTGTTCACTGCGTTTGAAAGCTCCTCCTGTGCATGAGCCGCGGTATCCGTCATGATTGCATATGCCGTTTCTGTTGCCCCGATAGAGTTTTTCATAGAGTCAAGGGTAGAGTTAAACTGTTCCGCCCCTGCATTGTAAAGAGACAGCGCACCAATTCCAGCCTCAGAGCTGCTCCATAACTCATTAAAAGCTCCGGCGTTCCCGTTGACGCTCTCTCCCAGCACTGCCATAACGTCGCCCAAAGAATACCCCTGCCCTATGAGCTGTGAGAACGAATTACCAGTCTGCTCTAGCAATACCGCACTTACCATACTGCCACTATCACCCAACTCATTCAGCATGGATTTCAAGTAGGTTCCTGCCTCCGCCGTAGCAATACCGCCCTTTGTCAGCTCTGCGTATGCCGCTGAAAGATTATCCATCTCAACGCCATATGCGGACGCAAGAGGAATCACCTTACCAACAGAGGCCGCCAGTTCGTCCACCGTGGTTTTACCGAGATTCTGTGTAGTTATGAGCATATCAGATATATTCTCCGCATGGCTGGCTTCCAGACCGTAAGCGTTTAATGCCGTTGTCAACACATCTACCGCCGTTGCCGAGCTTGTGAATCCTCCTACTGCCAGTTTTGAAGCTGTGCTCGTAAACTTCACTGCGTCCGCTGTATTGACGCTGGCGGAAAGCGCTGAGTAAGCTGCATCTGAAAGCCCATCTACAATGATTCCTGTATCCCTTGAAAGGTTCATAAGGTCAGTTGAAATCTGCGAAAGCGGTACTTGTGCAGTATCAGCAATTGTGGAGATTTTCATGCTAGCGACTTCAAATTCTGACGCTGCCGCCGAAGCTCCCATGTAGGCATTGATTATTTCCCGTAAAAGACCTGCTATTCCTGCTGCCGTCAAGGCTCCAGCTAATTTTTCGGCGGCATCTTGTCCTCGCTCACTACTATTCTCTGCCTCGTCGGCTGCCCGCTCGGCAGAATCAGCCAGTTCCTCTGTAGCGTCTGTTGCTCTGCGGTTTGCTTCATTCAAAGCAACCGACGCTGCACTTGCCCGTTCGGTCACCCGCTCAAGTTCCTCAAGATTTTCTGTACCAGAAGAAAGCACCGCTTCATATTCCGCCATAGCCTCATCGGCTTCTCGCTGTGCTGCAGTAAGTTCTTGCATAGCTGTTTCGGCTTCTTGACTAGCTCTTGCCAGATCCTCTTTCGTTTCAGCAGATACTTTGTCATTGTCCGCTAATTCTCCTGATATACGAGCAGCCTTTTCCATTGTTTCGGTTAGTTTTTCTTCGGTTGTATGTGCTTGTTTGAGTGAGTTATCTAATCCCTCTGCGGCTTGTTCGCATTGCCGCAGGGTTTGTTCTTGAGCTGCAACAGCTTCCTCTAATTCGTCAATTTGTTCTGTAGTGTTCTCTGCTGTGTCTCCATAGTTATTCAAACTATCAGTAAGAGAATCCGTGTGCGAAGCGGTATTGCTTACTGAGCCTTGCAAATTACTAATAGAAGTTGCCACACCGTCCACAGAGCCTGCTGCGGTTGTAACTGTTCCACTGATTTCGCTGAAAGCCGCATTGATTGCGGCGCCGGCTGACTCCCATTGAGCAATCATATTCTGGCCGGTTTCGGCCATTTTACCGAGTTTATCCGACATTTCATCTATCAATTTAAACCGAGCGGATAAATCAGCCATTATGCGCCGCCTCCTTTCATGATTCTATAGTACCTTACTGGGTTTTTATCCTCCTCAAGTTCCGACGCAATATATAAGAGCTGTGTCCTTCTTGGCATAGCATAAAATTCCTCCATTCGGAGATTATGTCTTTGCCAGAGAACGTGCGCCCAATAACCGTCGCTACCTTTGGAGCTTACGAGTTTTTTGCTTCATTCAAGTCCTCGTCATCATTGACCGAACTTGCAAGACCTAACGCTTGCATGACGATACGAGAAACATGCTGATATTCGTCGGCCTTCGGAAATACCTTGAATGGCATTTCTGTAACGTCGGCGCAGCCGTAATAGTTCATCAGTTCAGGGTCTTTCAGATTTGGATAATGTAAGGCTTCTACCATAAGGTGACGAGAAGCTTTTGCACTGTCTTTTTCTGTTTTCCAAACAACCTCACCCATTGCAATAAGCGGATTTCCTTTTTTGTCCGTCGCCATACTCCGCTTGCGATATCCATCATTGATCTTGTTAATTTCTTCCTGCGTAAGCACTTTGATCTCAAACTGGATTACATTGCCTTGTTCGTCCTTGAAACTCTCCGGGCCAGGTGCTGTGACAATCTCCGGTTCCTGACTGCGCATAAAATATTTCAAATCTTTTTTCATGGTAAAATCTCCTTTTCTGTAATATATAAAACCCTCCGAGCTACCCGCAAAAAGGGTCTTTGATTATACAATTGCCTTTGCGTTGAATCCCATTACATCGTCAAGTATCTGCCCATCTGCGTCAAGATTGAGCAAAGACAAATCCCCTGTCAGTACAACCCCAACAACCGTAACCGTATCAGATCCGTTGTTGGCGAAATATTCAGAACCTGCATCATTCATAATGCCCTGTACAGTAAACTCTGGCGTTTTTCCAGTTTTAATATAATCCTGTATCGTTTCTTTCAGCCATGCCGTAGTGCGTCGCCGAGTAATACTGCCTGTAATACTATAACCGAGCCAACGGCTACTTGCACTCCTGTCCCCAAGCTGTCGTCCTGTCCATACGTCCGGCGTGAATTTAATCTCACACTTTACGGAATCAAAAACTTCGAGACCGTCGAGGAACACTTTTCCCTCCCTAACTGATATAGGGTTTTTGTGGTACTGCAAAAGTTCGCTCATACATTCTCCTCCTTATCTCGTTTTTATAGTAAAATAGAGTTTCTCTGAACTGTCTACCGCTTTCAGAGCAATATTAAAATAAGTTTCATCATCTATGCTGGCCTCTCGGTCAACAAGAAAATCCTCATCATAGGAAACGTCTGTAATTGCTCCTGCATCGAAAAACTGCTTTAATATTGTTTTACCAATGCCTTCCATAATATCCCAACCATCTGGAGAATTGTCATACTTGTTGGGTGGAAAGTTGAGCTGTATCGCCTCTTGAAATGTATCATAAACACGGATAACACGATTCTTACGATAGCTCTTGTCCTTTTTGTCCGCAAAGGTTATGAGACTATTGATGTCGTACTCTACAACAATCTTGTTGTCGTCGTTGACTGAAAAGAAAAACTCCCCAGCCTTGATCGCTGCGATAGCCTCCTCATTGCTCTTTAGACCTACTACTTCTGTCGCTCCAATATACTGATTATATGTGAGGCTTTCCTTATTGGTTGCTCCTGCTGTTGCCCCAGCTACCCATGCGCAGGCCTCCGCACAGTTCAACACGTTCCCGTCGAGGAAAACGCTGTTCGTCACATTGATTATTCCCTCATAGTCCATATTCCCGGCATTCGGGATAACCACCTGAACGCCACGCCCCATGCTGTCACGCATATAACGAACTTTCGTAAGAGCTGCCTGCTTGACATTCGCTGCCGCCTCTCCGTCAAACGGAAATGCAACGGTATTGAATTTCACATTTTCCCATGCGTCGATAAAGGCCGTAATATCCATATTGGCCGCCTCCTCGTCGCTGCCGCCTGCGAGGTTCTGCCCGGCGGTTTCCCCGAGGCTGCCATTGCCTGTAAAAGCGATATAAGGGTTTTCCAGCGCAATAAGCTCCTCGACAGTTTCCAGTCCCTCATACTGCGTTACCTTGTTTCCTGCAAGATGAATAATCACGTCATAACCACCAAGAGGGTTAGCATCCACAGTGACAGTAAGAGCATTGCCCCTGCTTCCACCGTACCTTGCCATAGCAGTCAAGGTATTCGTAACTGCGCCTGCCTCCTGCGTCGTCATGGTGATCTCTGCTTGTGCCTTTTTTCCCTCCGTCAAAATGTAGACATATACGGTCGTGGCCCTCTTGAACGCCTCTCGGATAAGCAACATCTGACGGTTAGAGTCATTGTCATAAATACTGTAACCAAACGTAGCCGCCTCTGCG